TTAGCAAAAGTTGTTGGACAAACAATTATTCCGTTGTATTCTCTTAAAATAGTTGGAAGCGGAACATGCTTACTGCAACATTTACATTCTTTAGCTTTTTCTTGATATTCACTCATATTATTTGCATCCTATCCATTGCATCCCTTAAATGTTCTGGCATTTTTGGAGCACGAATCATATTATATCTAGATGTTTCTCCATCTGATTCTTTACCAAAATCGTCGTCATAGCTCATTGATTCATATGTATGCACAGTAATTTCTTGATTATTATCAAATCGTGTTCTGCTAATTGCATTAAATACTGATCCGCAAACAGCATCTGCTAAGTCCTTAGATCCTTTTCTTGGGTGATCTACCTTATCTCTCATAATCTTTAATTGTAATAGTTCATCAATAAGTAAAGGTATATGTGGACCACTTAATCTATCTTCTAAAACTACCATTGCCATATCATCGTAATGTTTTTTAGCAACAGACAAAATTTCTGTATTAATTCCATAAGTTTTTAATTGTTGCATCATGTCATGTGAATTCCATCGGTCAAATGTACAAACTCCAATATTAAAACCTCTACTTTTTAGTGCCAGTATGTAATCTTTAACTTCGGTAAAGTCTACAGATTTATCTGGTGTAGGGGTCCAATATCTGACAGCATCCACATTAATTATTGGTGCTGGTTGCGAATATTCATTAGTAACTTTAACATTAACCCATCTATCAACATGCGACATTGCAACTGCACAATGGTCATGTTTTTGAGCTAAGTCTACGTGTATAAAATATTTTTTATCTGGATCTGGAATAAACCATTCTTCAAGTCTTCCAAATTTATCTACTGCAAGAGCCGCATTATTAAATGCATTTTCAACTTTTTCCCTTGATTTAAAAAAAGCATCAATCATTTCTGGAGGCATACATGCAAATCTTCCTAATGCATCAAGACTATTTTTATAAAAAGCTGTTTTAAAATCATCTATGCTTCTGGTAGGATTTACTTCCCAAGTTGGTCTTTTTAAAGCATAAACTTTAGGTATTAAATATGAAATGATATGGTCCTCTTCCCATTCTACCTCAAATTCATTTCCATCTGTACCATCTGGAAGATCTTCATTCATCTTAAAGTGATGAGATCTTAAAATTGTTTCTTTTTCACCAATAACTGAGTTATAAAATTTTTGTATTGGATCATTTTTAAATCTAGGAAAAGAAAGAAGAATTACTTTTCCAAAATCTGGAAAACGTGAATCTACAGATGCACGGTACATCTCATAAATAGCATCAGCTGTTTTAGCTTGATCATGGCCAGTTGTATTTTCAATAGCAAAACCTGAAATTTCATCAAGAATAACTACAATTACGTTATATCCTTCCCAAGCTTCTCTTTCTGAGTGACCCGAGTGGACTGTAATTGCTTTATCAAATTTCATTTCAGATGCTTTTGCATCATACTTACCTATAAACCAAGGGGATCTTTCAATTCTTGTTTTAAATCCTTTAAAAAAAACATTGTTCGCCTGTTGTGAGTTAATAGCAATATTTAAAATATCAATTGAATCTCCAGGGGGTTTTCCGTAATAAGTGGCTGGATCCTTTAAGCATAATAGTAGATAAACAATATACGAAACTGCAATAGTTGAAGAATAATCTTTTCCAGATCCTTTACCTAATTGAGCAATTACTTCTGTGCATGTTTGTTTAAATATTCTTTCGCCTTCTACTTCACCAAATAACTTTTTTAATGTTGCTTCTTTATATATCTGCGAACTTTTTTCAATTAAAGTATATTGCAAATCAGACAATGGTGGTAAACCTAAATAATCTGGGCTAGTAACGAAAGTTCTCAAGTCTACTGGTTTTTCTTCAAATTCTTCGCCATCTAAAATATCTATTAAATCTTCAAAATTAAAGCTCACGTTTATATCCTTTAGGAATTTTTATAAGCTCATATATATTATTTGCATATGCATATCTTATATCACTTAGTAACTCATTTACTGCATGTGCACAATGTTCTTCAGAGCTATGCGCTACAAGATCACCTTTTACTGGATGAAATTTTATTTTTTGCTTAACATACTCTAGCTCTCCACCTTTAAAATCATTTAAATATAAAACAAGACCAATTCTATTGCTTTTAGCCAATTCAAAATCAGTTCCTTCTTGATATACTGAATTAGCTTTTAAAACATCAAGAGATTCATAATTATCTGAATGTGGAAACATATGTGAGCCATTTATCATTTTTTGTATACCAAGTGCTTCACCTAAATAATATCCACTATGCACTAATTCAACCATTTTGCTTCTTATTTCATCCATTTTTTCAGTAACTCTTGTAGTTGAAATATATCTATTTACTGGACCAAACATAGACCATTGATTGTTTGTTAATGATTGACAGGCATTAAAAACTTCATCACACAAATCGTCTGATATAAAATTATGATAAACATAAATATCTTCACCAATTTTTTCAAAATTTTCTTTATTGAACATTTGTAATAACTTCTACTGTATCTGCTGATACAGATTCTATAATTCCAGTTATTTGAGATAATCTTTTTGCAACATCTAATTTGCACTTAGGACAAGTAGCTGTAACCTCTTTTAATATACCAACTAAAATTTCTTGCTTTCTTTCGGTTTCAGCGATTTGAGATGCTATTTGAGTATTCTCTAATACCCCTACAGATTGAAGCATTGCAATTCTTTTTGTTTCAATATCAGCAATTAACTTTAATGCTCCAGCTTTTACATTTAGCTGTCCTTGAGTATCTGCATCTTCTACTGTTTTCCATGCTTCTTTTATAAGCATTGCATAATGTTCATCAGCACCAGAGATGGCTTCTCTGGCACGATCTCTCATGTTCATATCATTATGTACTACAGACTTCCATTCATCTACATAATCCAAGACTTCTTTTCTGGAAAATCCCGTTATAGTGGCTATTTGTGTGGCAGAGTTTCCTTTCAATAGTTCTTGAACTACCTTGTTCATCCTATCAAAATGTACTGCTGGTTCTATTTCGCTCATATATTAAGTATACCACATCTTAGTCAACTAGGATTTATTTGCAATTTTTAATAAAATTAAATATCCAATCAAATCATCTATATCGTTATCGCCAGGAAACGCCTGATCATTTTGAATTCTATTTAGCTTATCATCAATACGAACTCTAATTTGTTCTTTTGAATCTGCTTTTGAAAATATACGAATTGGGTTTAAAGCAGAATTTCCGTATGAAACATTTTTCTTTATCAACATTTCAGCAATATCAAGACATTCGACAATAATCGGATTTCCTGATGGAGCTGATGTAGCCATTAACTGTAAATCTGTAATCCATGCCTGGTAGCCGTTATCTCTATTTGGATATCCCGCCATTATCTTTTCCTCAACAATCCGAATTCTTGTAAATACCTCTGTATAGTCATAGCAGAGACACCGCACTCTTTACCTATTTCTGTAACCGTTTTTTTCTGTACTACATATCTTCTATATAGCCAATCTTTGCTTTGATATAATTTCATCTTTGAGTTAACACCTGATTTGAATAATGAGCAATTCCAAATGCATCTGCCACATCAAAATCATCTAACGATAAACCATATTTATTATTAAAATAATCTACAGTTCTTTGTTTTCTCATATTTCTTAATTGATTTTTATACCAAGAATCTGCGTAACCTGGATTTAATAATCTAATTGCAGATTTTTCATCTTTTGTTGGATTTTTATTTCCTATATAAGCTTGCCAAGCAGATGGACTAATTGTAATTACTTTTGCACCAGTGGACATAAGCTCTGCTATAACAACTCCGTAAACATAGGACAATTTTATCACAGCATCTGGTGATCTGACAAGTATTGCGCCTTCAACTACAATATAATCACTCTTTAATTCATCTAACATCATTGCCATTTTGTTTTTAGCATCATGTATTTTTTCATAAATATCAGATCCTTCTAAATTAATCTTTCCCCATTTTAAAGGTTTATCGTTTTCCATTAAGCAAAATGCAATTGAATTAGTAGAGGCATCTATTCCAAGAACCCTATAAGCCTTAGTTTTAACTAAACTACTTAATTTCATTTATAATTTCCTGAAGTAATTTTTTTGCATCAGCATAGGATTTTTTTATACAAGATGAACAAACTTCTTCAACATTATATCTACTTAATTGAGCTTTGCATTTTTTACATAATCTTAAAGCACCTTTTTTAATTGCTTTCTTTTCATAGTATTTTTGCATTATTCTTTTATTAGTAGCAACCCTACAACATTCATCGGAACAATATTTTTGATTATGTGTTTTTGACTCAAACTCTTTAGCACATTCAGAATTTGCACATATCATAGTTTTGGTACCTGGTATAAATCAATTTCAACAGTCCCTACTGGGCCCGACTTATCGTAGCATTCCTTTTTTATTGGACAATAGGTACACGGCATTTTAGATTTAGTAGCACCTTGTGGGCGCATAGGAAGGTCGCCATTTTTAAAATTATCCCATACCTGCTCCATCCATCTAAATGTTTCTTCAATAATTTTTTTATTTTTATCATTCATTGAAATTGGTATAATTAAAATTTCTTGAGTATTTTTGTTTTCATACAAGAAAAAACCTTCTTTAGCATTTTTTAATTTCATGTATGTAAGAAGCTGAAGCATATGGTTTGGAGATGATTTCATCTCAGATTGTCTAGTATCCCATACTTCTTGTTTAGCAGTTTTAATTTCACCAATGACAGTTTCTCCATCATATTCCATAATTAAATCTATAAAACCACGAATAGGTGGATACTCATTAACAATTTCTTCTTCTTCACGTACAAACTCTGGCATTGTTGCAATTAGTTTTTGTAATCTTTCATGAGCTTGTGTGCCCTGTGCCATGTTTGCAACAGCAACAGCATCATTATCATCAATAAAAACTGCACCACTAAAAGCCATATACCAATATCTAGGACAATTTCCATGGCCATAACCCAATGAACTAGGACTAAAAGATTTTTTAGTTATAGATCCATCTGCACGTTTTGTATTTCTATATGCTTCATCAAGTAAATCAGCAAAACGTTCTGGATCAAAAAATTTACCAGTATGCTTTTTAAATTTAAGATTTTTTACTATGTCTCTAGCCATTATTTAATATCCTTCCAAAACGCTATTAGTAAAATTAAAACTGGGCCAAAAACAATTGAAGCCTGTAACCAATTCATGAGTTATACCTAACGACATACTTAAGTGCATCTACAAGTTTGTCTATGGACTCCTTTACTGAATAATAAACATTCTTCTTATTGTTATTTATTGTGCCAGCTTTATCTTTTGCAATAGTTGAATATACTGATGACATCACTGCAAATTTAGTAGACATTGCTTGAAGCTCCATGATTAAATGTGGAGCTTTTGCAGATGGAACATCTGGATTCATTAATAATTTTACAACAATTGCAAGTGCTCTATCTAAATGTTCATCTTTCATAAACTCATGAAGATCGTTAAACTCAGTAATATCGCTAATCAACTCAAGCGTATTTTTAGATTCAATTTTATTATCTGACATCTTCTCTCTTTTCATTAGTATAACTCATAGCCCAAAGACCTAGTGGGTATCCTATGGACAAACCAATAAGTGTTCCCCAAACAAACTGCAACATTAAATAAACCTACCAATCAATCCATATCCTAACCACAAACCAAATATTCCCATAAGGCCAGCGAATACTGGGGGTGCTGGAACTGGAAGTTTAAATACTGCAAATACTGCACCGACTCCCATTCCAGTCAATGTGGTCATAATTATTTCTTTCATTTTTTTTCACCCTTATATACAATATTCATGTTTAGTCTATCGACTTCATGTTTTCCAATCTTATTACCATTATGATCAATAGCTTTTTTATACATTTTTGGATTTTCTCCATTTGCCATTGCATCTTTTAAATATTTTAAATATGGCTGACTATTTTGAATACTTCCATAGGGCCACACATCTTCGTGGATAGTTATAGTTGAATCTTGAAATTGTCCAATTGATATTGGAAGTATACATGCTACATCAGTACCAGCTGGTATAAAAATTTCTTTATTTGGTGTATGAACTTTTAGCACTACAGAAAAATCTACGGTAACAAATGAAGTGGATAAAATTGTTGATATTGGAGTAGCATCTTGAGAAAAAGAATTTGGAACTGGCATTGTCAAAAGGCTTGTATTTTCATCAGTTTTAAACATTAAGTTTGTTAAAAAGCTTACTGTTCCTTCTCCACGTCCCGACCAAATATGTTCTTTACCTATGATCCCTTCCGCTGGAGTGTCAAGATCTCCATTCCAGATAAAAGAAATATCGTCTTCAAAATATACTCCATACCCTAAAGTATTAGCAAGAGAAACTGGTGTGCAATTATAAGTAATCGGATGCATCCAATCCCTTTTAATCTTTAATTGCCTTAATTTAGCACCGCTGATATTTAAATTGTCCTTATAAACTTCAACGTTATACATGGTTTTCCTCCCAATACTTTATTAACTCTTCTAAAACTGACCACTCTATAATACCTAATCTTACCTTGCTTTCATTTCCGATAATTATCTTTAGTGCTGGATGCATGTCACGATTTACTTTAAATGTATCAGTACATATTTTTGCCCAATTATCTTTGTTCAAAGTAAAAGATTTACTGGCTTCTTTATAATCCACTAAAAACTGTTTCCATTGTGCATCACCTTTTTGATAATCACCCCTACCACTATTTTTTTGTGCTTTTGCGCCATCTCTTTTTACTTCAGATCTTTCAGACATTAAACATCCAAGTCTACCACGTCTTCTACAACAGAAACTTTTGTATGCTGCATATTATTTTTAATAAATTCTTCTTCTTTTATTTTTAACTCATCCCAATTGTATTGATCTTCGCTAGTCTCATTAACTGGATAATCAATAAATGTTCTTAAAAAATATCTATCGTTTTTATCAAAATTTTTAACACCATGATAAAATGGTGCAGTTGATGGCATTACAACGACATCACCAGGTTTTGGTTTATATTGATAGCTTTTATTAGATATTGAATCATATGCACATATCTCTCCACCTGTATACTCATCATTTAAATAGTAATTTATGGTTATAACATGTCTTCTCTTTTTAAATTGTCCAGGAATAGGAAATTCATCAACATGATAATGCATCATTAAATTTCTATTTAAATTAGAAGTATTTTCTAAATTTTTAGCTAGGCTATATTTAAAATAGTCAATATAATAAGAATCTTCGGTATCCTTAATTACTTCCCAGTCCTTAATAAATTCTGGCCAGATGCCTCTATCGCCTTTAAATTCTCCAAAGTAATCTTTATTAATAAAATCTGCAATATCACAAACTTCTTTAAGGTATTGTTTTTCTATTTTTACTCTTTCTGAATCTTCTTCTTTAATATTATTAAATTTATTAAATAAAACATCTTTGCGAGTTCCTTGTTCATACCAATCTCTCCAGTCCGTAAACAAGGAGTCAGGATGATCATTTTCTACAAGATCAATTATGTTTTGACTATTTTTAAAAATATTTTTATATACAACAATTTGAGGTGCAATAACAATTTTTTTTATTTCATTATAATTCATTTAGCCCACCCTATGTATTGTTTCATGTCCTTTTGAACAAGTCCATTTCATTATTAAATTTTTAGAGTCCCACAACCCACCATCTACATCAATCTCACATTTTGAACATGGTCTAATGCCTGGAAGCTCTTCGAATGTAGAATCAATTTGCTTATGTTCTTTTTTAGTTAAGAATTCATTAAGATTTGGCATCTATATCCTCAACTAACTTTTTAACAACATCTGGGTTATCACGTAAATATTGTACTGCTTTAGCCCGTCCTTGAAGCCTCTCTCCATTAACTGTATACCAAGCTCCACCCTTTTCAATTGCTCCTACCATTTCTGCAACATCAAGAGTCTCTCCAACTCCATCTACTCCTAGTGATTCTCCTTGATAATAGAAATCGTATTGTCCTGAAAGATTAGGGGGGCCGAGCTTGTTGTAATCAATAATCCAATTGACTGGTCTGCCAACTCTTTGTTCAATGATTTTGTCACCAA